TGGGACGTGGTTGCTGACGTAGCAACGCACGGTACTACCCTCGTTGAAACCAATACGATGCCTGAGACCAACCTGACCATCACTCAGGGAACGCTCACCATCACTGAGGCGGGTAACTCCGTCCCCTACTCGGGCAAGCTGGATAACCTTTCCAAGTTCCCCGTCGAAGATATCATCAAGAAGGGCCTCAAGAACGACGCAGTTAAGACCTTCGACGTCTTGGCTTGGACGCAGTTCAACCAGTGCCTTCTTCGAGTGATTGCATCTTCGGGTACGGATACCTCCGCCATCCAGTTGTACACGAACGGTACTGTCACAGGTACTAACAACGTCGCGTACAACAACAACCACGCCAAGTCCATCGTGGACCAGATGAAGGAACGCAACATCCCGGCCTACATTGCCGATGACTATTACGCGATTGCTTGGCCTACTACCTTGCGTACCTTTAAGAACAACCTGGAAACCATCCACCAGTACACCGATACCGGCTTTAACCTCATCATGAACGGTGAAATCGGTCGGTACGAGAACGTCCGCTACATCGAGCAGACGAACATCGCCAAGGGTACGGGCACGGACGGTTACACCACGACAGCCTGGACCAACAGTAAGTCTGACTGGATTTTCTTCTTCGGTAACGACACGGTTGCTGAAGCCATCGCCGTACCCGAGGAGATGCGAGGCAAGATTCCGTCTGACTACGGCCGGTCTAAGGGTATCGCATGGTACTACCTTGGCGGTTTCGGAATCGTGCATAACAGCACGTCCGCATCCGGCAACGTCCGCATCGTCAAGTGGGATTCGGCTGCTTAATTTAAGGGAGGCTCCGGGGACCTTCTCCCCCGGGGCCTTATCCCTAAGAACGCTGGAGAGGTCAGCAGGAGAATTACATGTCTACTAAATCAATGTCCTACGACCACCCGACATATACGGCGGTGGATAGTTTCGACGGTTCCGCTACGGGTAACGCCGGTACTACGACCAAGTTTGTGGCTTTCACCGCCATGCTTATCAAGAGTGCAACCCTTAAACCCACGACTGCCGGTACGTCTAACGACGTGTCGTCATTCATCCAGATTTCAGGCACGACCACGACCACTACTGCTATAGCCACTTTCGGTTCCGGTGCTACCACGTTTACCAATGTGGCCTTTGCTACCGCTCCGAGTCTTGCTCAGGGCGATACGTTCTATGTGGTGAAGGGTACGGACGCCACGGCGGTAATCTCCGCGTCTCTGGAGAGACTGGTGACTCCGGGCGCTAGTGTGACAACGTGAGGAAGCCTACTGGTAAAGCCCTGGACTATACTGCGGGTATCATGGGTAAAGAAGACCCTGAGCCTAAGAATATGTTTGGGAATGACAATATGAGACCCAAGGCTCCGAATCCAAAGTATCTCAAGAAAGTGAAAGGAGACAAACCGTGAAGAAGCCAGATGAAGGTGTTTTGCCGACCAGTGGTGGGCAGTCCGAAAGCAAGTCCGGTGTCAAGGACACGGGTTACATAGACAAGAAGGGAACCCCCTCGGGCGAAAAGGCCATGTTCAACTATCTCCCTCCTGGTACTGATATCGACAACCAGGAATGCGCTGATATCCGCGACCTCCCCATGAAGGATTACACGGGCGGTCTCGGGTATAAGGGCGATGGGTGGACCTAATGGGTATCGTACAGGAAAAGTTCCAGGTAGAGTTTCCTGAACCCTCGCAAAACGAAACCTGGGTATCTGATAAGTCCGCTCGGGTAGCGAAATCCCCGGCTGGGATGCTTAACCGCCTCCCTCCGGGGAGCGATATCACCGACCAGGACGAATCCTATCAGCCTGCTTTCAGACAGGCGTTTTCCGGCGGGTCGGATAATGACGTTACCCCGGACAACGATTCTCAGTCTCTAAAGCAGGGATTCTCACGTAAGAAGATGCGGGGTACTGACGATATGTACACCCGTGAGCATAACGATGCCTTCTACGATGAAATCACCGTGGATGGTCAGACGGGCTTTGTGGAACGTAACAACGTCCTGGATAGAGAGTAATGGCCCCTACGTGGTAACGGGAACGGGACAGGCAATTAACATCTTGTGGGACTAATGGTAAAATCAGGTTATTGAGGAGGGCCAATGACCTGGAGAAAAGACGACCCCCAAGGCAACGAAGGCTTTAAAGTACGATGGGAGATAGTCCGCTGGACGAAGGGTAGGGGCCTGGATATAGGCTGCGGACCCCAGAAGACCTTTCCGCATTTCATCGGCGTAGACAACAACATAGACGCCGCTATCTTCAACATCCCCGCAAAACCTGACGTCTATGTAGATAACGCAAACGATTTGTCTGTGTTTTCATCCGAGAGCATGGACTTCGTATTTTCCTCCCATCTTCTTGAACACTTCCCCTATGAGGAAGTCCCTAAAGTACTCAAGGAATGGTTCAGGGTACTTAAACCCAACCGCCATCTTGTACTTTATCTTCCTGACGAAGACGAATATCCCAAGGTAGGCGAACCTAACGCCAACCTAGACCATAAATGGAACGTCAACAAGGACAGACTCCTTGAAGCCATGAAGGGTCTTAATTGGGACCTTATCGACTACCAGAAGAGAAACAAAGGTAACGAATACAGCCTTTATTTCGTCTTCAAGAAGATTGGTAAAGGACAGTATCAGTCTTGGAATAAACCTAAACCCGCTAAACGCGCTGCGGTAGTGCGTTACGGAGCTTATGGCGACCTTCTGCAAGCCTCTTCCGTCTTTTCAGGACTGAAGAAACAGGGTTATCACGTCACTGTTTACTGTAGCCCTCCGGGGATGGATGTAATCCTTCACGACCCCAACATAGATGATTTTTACATTCAGGATAAGGACCAAGTTCCAAATCCCTATCTACAGGAATTCTGGGACCACGAATCAAAGAAGTACGACAAATGGGTGAACCTCTGTGAATCAGTAGAGGGTACGTTCCTTTCCATCCCAGGACGGACCGCGCATTATTTCCCCCCGAAAGCCCGTCACGAACTGATGGACTTCAATTACATAGAGTTCGCGCACACTATTGCCGGTCTACCCCACGACCCGCAGATGTATTTCTATGCCACTCAATCAGAGATTGAATGGGCCAAGAAAGAACGCTCCAAGATGGGTGAGTATGTAATCATGTGGGCTCTCGCGGGCTCTTCAGTCCACAAGACATGGGCAGGACTGGACCAGACCATAGCTTCCATAATGATTGAGTTCCCCAACGTAGATGTTGTCTTGGTAGGTTCTACCGAGGCCAAGATACTCGAACAGGGATGGGAGAAAGAGAAACGTGTCCATCTAAGAAGCGGTGTGTGGAACATACGGGAAACCCTGGCTTTCCAAAAAACTTGTGACATGGTGGTAGGACCTGAGACGGGAGTTTTAAACGCCGCGTCTCAACTATCTATCCCTAAAGTAGTCTTCCTGTCCCATTCGACTGAAAAGAACCTTACTCGGGACTGGACGAATACCTATTCCCTAATCTCTAAGAACACCACTTGTCCAGGAAGAGGGAATAACGAGGCCCCCGCGTGTCACCAGTTGCACTATAACTGGAACTTCTGCAAACAGGTGAAGGAAGGATGGGGGAACGGTACATCACAGTGCCAGACCGACATATCCGGTGTAGAGGCATGGGAAGTGATTAGGACCGCTATCCGTAAGAGGATGGAGAAAGCCGCGTGAGTACATCGGGCACATATAACTTCTCCGTAACCAGGGACCAGTTGATAACTGATGCCATGCTTAACCTTGGTCTATTGGGAGAAGCTGAAGTACCCACGGCACAAGAAATAACTGACTGTGCCTTTAAACTTAACATGCTGGTAAAACAATGGATGGGGTTGCAAGACTTCGCTCCCGGCCTAAAGATGTGGTCCAGACAGAGAGCGGACTTGTTTCTATCCTCCACTAAATACCAGTATTCAATAGGTCCTTCTGGAGACAATTGGGCCGCTGGATTTACCGCAGGTTCGGGTAATTTTGGACAGCAGCAGTTGACGGCTAATGCAGTCTCTACGACAACCCTTACTTTCGGTTCGGGTAACTTGGGTAATTTCACCGTCGGAGATAACCTAGTCATACAGTTGGACTCGGGGGATACATTCTCCACTACCGTATCCACTATAGGTTCCAGCACTATCACTATCGCTACTCAGGTGCCTTCCCAGGCTTCGACTAATAACTACGTCTGGAACTACACCACTAAAGGACAGAGGCCGTTAAACATCGTCACGGCGCTTCTACGGGACATAAACAACAACGACACCCCGCTAAACATTCTTACTCTCCAAGAATATGAAGCGATGCCCTCAAAGACAGACCCTAACAATCTGTCCGACCCGACTTCAATCTATTACGAATCACAACTGACTAATGGACAGTTGTATATAGACTGTGGTGGCGCTCAAGATGTGACTAAACATATCCATGCCGTCTATCTACGTCCTATACAGGACTTCGACAACGCTACCGACAACCCCGAATACCCTCAGCAGTGGTACAGGGCGTTGTGTTGGGGACTTGCAAAAGACATAGCTCCTATGTTCGACGCGGAATGGACTCCTACCATGCAGGATAATTTCAAGGATTCACTTGCTATGGCAAGGGAAGCTGATTCCGAAACGACTGCGATGTATTTCCAACCTAATGACAACTAAGCTAAAGAAGATAGATTTTTTCGGTAACGGAATCTACTCAAAGAGTCCTGTCGTAACCCGTCAGCGTCGGTTGAATTGCTATTATGAATTCAGAGAGGATGCAGACAAGACCAATGCTGTCCTCTATGGTACTCCTGGTCTTAAACTCAAATTCAACCTGACTTCGCCTAATAACAATTCCCTAAGAGGGATAATGGGCTCACCGTTAGGTCTTTTCGCGGTAGTCGGAAACACCTTCTACTATCTCACCGCTTCAGGTTCGGTCATACACAGTCACACCATGACGACGTTTAACGGGACCGTTTCAATGTCCTTCAACGCCACACAGGTAATCGTGGTAGATGGTATTGCGGGGTGGTTATATACGGTAGCGTCAGATACCTGGTCGCAGATAACCAGCAACTTTCCTAATGGCGCTCAGACAGTCGCGTTCCTTAACAGCTTCTTCATAGTGGAAGATTCAGGTACGGGAGAGTTTTTCGTATCCAACAGCGGCGATGGTTCTACTTGGAACGCGTTAGCTTTCGCTACCGCCGCACAGTATCCAGATACCCTAGTTGCCGTAGATGCTTTCATGGGGCTTCTGGTGCTTTATGGAACCACACATATGGAGTTCTGGCAGAACGTCGGTGCTTCTCCAGAGCCGTTCCAATACATACAGAACAGCGCCAACGAATACGGACTGGCGGCGAGATTTTCCAGGGCTCATGTCGGAAACTCTCAGTTATTCCTGACTAACACTCAAGAGGGCGGGTATCAGGTCGCCATGACCACTGGATACCAGACACAAATCGTATCAACACCGGATATAGACAACATCATCCAAGGTCTTGCCGTGGTAAGTGATGCTGTAGCCGTGAGTTATCAGATTGATAATCACAACTTCTATCAGCTCACCTTCCCCCATGATAGCCGGTCTTTACTCTATGACGTGACTACAGGACTTTGGGGCGAGACGCAGAGCGGTATTACAACCAATTACGCCCAGAGACATTTAGGTCAGTATTCGACCGTCTATAACGGAGCTAATTACGTCACTGATTATTCAAACGGTAACGTCTATGTCTATGACATAAACACCTATACTGATAACAGCATGACTATCCCTAGAGAAGTCACCACTCGACACGCGCAAAACGATTTCAATAGATTCCGGGTATCTCAGGTCTATCTTGATATGGAGACAGGTTCGGGTCTACAGACGGGTCAAGGTTCAAACCCCCAAGTGATGATGCAGGTATCCAAGGACAACGGCAGGACGTGGGGAAATGAACGCTGGGCTCCCCTTGGGATAGTCGGTCAATATAACCAGAGGGTGAATTGGAGACGTGTAGCACACGCGAGAGACGTAGTGTGCCGTTTTAGGATGACCGACCCAGTTAAATTCACCGTCACGGGAGGCGCTGCCATCATCAGCGCGAGACAATGAGTACCTTCACAGGACTTACGGGAGCCCTTCCTAGACCGGAAATAGTTGACAAAACTGGTAAACTATTGCCTCAGTGGTTTTCGTGGTTTAGCGCCGTCTATACCCTGATTTTACTCCCCCAAGGGAATAACGGAACCACGGCCAACAGACCTACCACTAACCTATGGATAGGGCAGATGTACCTAGATACTACGTTAGGCAAGCCTATCTGGATTTTGAGTCTCAATCCTACTGTGTGGATTGACGCGACAGGAGCGAGTGTTTGAACAACTTTCAAGCCATAGCGACCTTCGACCCGCTTCCTCTGTTACACCAGATTTGGCGGCAAGATGGTTTGTGGAAAGAAGACACTTATTTGAGGGACTACCCCCAGGGTCCGTTTAAGAATACTGAGACCATCTTCCTGAGATTCCCTCCCGCTTCTGTTTCGGAACTGGAACAGGGAAAGAAGGACCAGCATGAATGTGTGTGGATGGATGGTGCTATCCATCTTCCTGCCGCTAGGGAACTTATCTTCAACCTCATGGCGAGAGTACAGGGTGAAAGATTGGGCAGGGTGATGATTAACAAGTTAATCCCCGGAGGTTCTATCTACCCTCATGCAGACACTACCGAACACGCTCAGTATTGGGACAGATATCATTTCGTACTACAGAGCAAGGTTGGCTGTAACTTCAGGTGCGGGGACGAACAGACCCACTGGGAATCTGGACAGGTATTTTGGTTCCAAAATGCCATAGAACACGAAGTAGTGAATAACAGCGATATGGACCGGATACACATGATTTGCGATATCAGGACCAGTCGTTTCAACTTCAAAGGCATGAACACTCAAACAGTATGAACGGCGTAATCACATATCAAGAGGAAAGTTTCAAGGCTCTTTTACCTGAGCTTAAACCGCTGCTTCATAGGCACTGGAATGAGCTTGCCTTGAATAAAGACAAAGTACCTCTCGACCCACGGTATGACATCTATTTCGATGCCGAGGACCGTGGAGAATTACTCTATTTCACCGTAAGGATGGATTCAGACCTTATCGGTTATTTCATCGGGTTTATATCCCCTGAACTCCATTACAAGACCTGTCTTACCTGTAAGATGGACATATTCTACATAGACCCAAATTACAGGGGGCATGGGATAGGAAAGGACCTATTCAGGTGTGTAGAGAAGGTATTGAAGAAACGCGGCGTGAAGCGTCTTTATGTTGGAACCAAGCTGCATAAAGATGCTTCATTCCTATTCAAGAAGCTGGAATATACAGAGATTGAGCATTACTACATGGCTTGGTTAGGAGAATGACATGGTAGCAGCAGCTATAGTGGGTGGCGCGGTAATAACCGGGGTCATGTCCAACCAAGCGTCTAAGTCCGCTTCTGGCACTACTGCCGCAGGTTCAAGGCAGGGAAGACAAGATATCATAAAGGGTTTTGGCATGGCACCCCAGTTTGTAAATGCTGGGGCCAATAAGGCTGTTGTCGCTCAACAGACAGCGCTTTCAGGTGCCATGAAAGGATATGCTCCATACGCCTTAGCTGGTAAACAGGCTCTCGGTAAAGAGATGACTCTTCTGGGGCTTGGTAAGGGTGGTAACGCTGCTGCTTTGAAACAGCTACGGTCTACCCCTGGGTTTCAGTTTGCAGAACAGCAAGGCGACCAAGCTACCATAAACGCCGCTACCGCTACCGGTATGAATCTTTCTGGTAACACGCTTGAGGCCCTATCACAATATAATCAGGGTCTTGCTACCAATACCTTCCAAAACGAGGTAGGAGACCTTTCTAGTGTAGTGTCTGAGGGGTTTGCTGCTGCTAACGCCGGTTCACAAGCGCAGTTGTCTACTGGGTCTAACATATCAAACATAGACACAGGACAAGGAACGACCCTTGCCGACCTTTACGCCCAGAGAGGAACTGCCTTGGGTAACGTGGATATCGGTGCTGCTACTAACCAAGCTAACATCGGCATAGCTAATGCTTCAAATCAAGCTAGCATAGTTAATAACGCGATGCAGGATTACCTGCTTTATAACATGAGTCAGAGTGGTGGAGGATAAAATGCCTGAACTCAACACAAACCTTCTCGCTTCCATCGGCCAGAAATCCGGTGTAGGCGATACCATCACCAAGGCATACACCCTCCGTTCCCTGATGAACCAGCAAGAGCTTCAGAAGATGACTCTTGCAAAGACCAAACAGGAAGCGACTGACGAAGCTACCTATAAGAAACTAGCATCACAGCATGACTTGAGTACGCCACAGGGTACTAGAGAACTTGCGGCAGATTTGAGCAAGGCCGGGCTTGCAGACAAAGCCATGTCTGTCATGTCTCAGTCACAGCAGATGGAATCGGGTGAACTAAATAACCAGATTCAGCACCTACAACTGCACGACCAGATGCTAGGGTCGCTTACGGGTTACATAGACCCTATCGTAAGCAAGGCCCGTAATGACTTGGCAAGCGGTAAAGACCCTAAGATTGTAGATGCACAAGTCAATGCCAGTGCTGCCCAGGCAGTACAGCAGATAATGAAAGACCCCAACATCCCCCAGGAATACAAGGCTCCCTTGTTGCAAAGGATTCAGAAAGGTCCTGTAGGTTATCAGGACCTATTCAACATGGAGACTTCCACTACTCAGGGGAGACAGCAGATACAGTCTGATTTGGCTGATTTGAAAGGAATCACCGAAGCCAAGAAAGAATCCACGATGGAAAAGGTCATGGCTCAGGGTGGGAAACCTCCTGCGGGTTATGAATGGGACCCTGCTAATCCCGGTTCCCTTATTCCTATCAAGGGAGGCCCTAAAGACCCAAGCGCGTCAGGAACCATGACACCCGACGCGGTGGCGGATGCTGCTACCCAATATAACCTTACCGGGAAACTTCCCCCTCTTGGTAGGGGTGATTCGGCCATGTTGAGTCGAAACAAAATATTAAATACTGCCGCGCAACAGCTTAAAGACGCTGGCAAAGATGAGCAGGCCGCTATCGTTGGACAGGCTGCCTTGAAGGCCGGTCAACAGGCTTATGGAGCCATTAAGAAATCTCAAACTATGGTCGGTACTTACGAAAAGACGGCTATGGCTAACATGCAGATTGTCAGAGACACTTCAAAGAAGGTTGACCGGACAGGTTCACCGATACTGAATAAGTGGATTCTCTCAGGACGTAAATCCATCGCTGGCGACCCCGCTGTATCTCAGTTTGATACTGCTATCACCACTCTTGCAGAGGAATACGCCAAGGTCATGTCTGGTGCGACTGGTTCTAGTGCTGCTACAGATTCTGCGAGAGCCACAGCCCATGAGATGATAAATAGGGCTCAAACTCCGGAACAGCTTGAAGGCGTTTTGCAGACCATGACCCAGGAAATGAATAACCGTATGGCCTCTTATGATGACCAGTTGAACGAACTCCAACAGCAGATGGGCGTTAAGAAACCTACTCAGGCTCCATCCGCTACAACCAACATTGATGCACTGATAAAGAAGTACGGCGGTGGCTGACCAAAACCAGTTGGAACAAGCTCTGATCAATGCCGACAAGGCAGGTGATACCGACGCCGCTAAAGTACTGGCTGGAGAACTCTCCAAGATGCGGTCTGCTCCCAAGGATACGGAAGCAACGAATGTTGGCATGACAGCGGGAAGTGAGACTAAACGCCTTGCTGGTGCTGCTGTAGAGACCCCATTACATACCATTACTGGCATGGCCGCTACTCCCATAGCTGGGATACTAGGTCTTATAGAGAGTCCTTTTGTCGGTGGAGAAAAGGCCGCAAAGGATATTGGTAGCATACAAAGCGCCCTAACTTATTCTCCCAAGACAGAGGGCGGTAAGTTGGGCGTTGAGGGTGTAGATAAGATATTGGGAGTCATCCCCAAGGTAGCCAGTAAGGCTGGTGAAGAGACCCTTAAACTAACCGGCTCCCCTCTCGCTGCAACAGCAGTTGATACCACCCTTCAAGCACTACCTATGGCTGCGGGAGCAAGGAGCGGTTCTGCTGCTGAGGTTCCTAAGATAGACCCTCTTAGGGAAGCAGCGCACGAATCCCAACAGGCGGGTTTCGTGCTTCCTGCCAATCAGGCTAGACCTAATCTCCTGAATAACATAGCCGATAGTGTCTCAGGAAAGATAAAGACACAGCAGCTTGCTTCCTTGAAAAACCAGTCAAACGTACAGGCTCTAGTCAAGAGAGGATTAGGGTTAAAACCCGAATCAGAATTAAACCCCGAGTCTCTTAAAGCTCTCAGAGCAGAAGCAGGTAAACAGGGGTACGAGCCTTTGCAAGACCCGTCTTTGCCTAGAGTCCATCCGGGAGCGAAGTTTTATGGGGAACTTAATTCCGTACTCGGTGACTATACGGAAGCAGGTAGGTCATTTAAACAATCCGCAAAGAGTCCCATACAGGATAATGTCCGTAAACTAGCTGCTGATATACGCAACTCAAAAGGATTCAAGCCGTCCGAAGGTATAGCCATGTCCAGAATCTTACGGGATAGGGCTACCGCCGCTTATCAGGCGGGAGACAAGGCTTTGGGTTCATCTTATAAGAGGATGGCTACCGCGTTGGAAGATGAGATAGACAGAAGTCTCCCTAAAGACAAGCCAGACCTTATCAAAAACTTCCGTCAGGCTAGACAGCGTATCGCTCAGTCTTATGACGTAGAATCGGCAATGAATCCTGTTACAGGAAATGTGGACGCTAGGGTGATGGGAAGACATCTTAAACAGGGAACTCCCTATACCGGAGACCTTAGAACCGTCGCAAAACACGGCGCTGCGTTTCCTAAGACCGCCCAACTTCCTGAACAGATAGGAGACTATTCCGATTACAGCCCACTTGATTATGGGGTGGGTGTCATGGCCGAGGCCGCTGAAAAGGCCGGTTCTGGGCGTGTCGCAGAGGCAGGCGCTATAGGCGCGAGGGCTCCCCTACGTCATGGGATATTGTCAGACCTATATCAAAAGACCGGAGCGAAAGCGCGTTCCGCTAAAGAACTTAAATCAATAGCAAAGCGTAAAGCTACGTTGAAAGGTGCTGCATTGTTACAGGATTTGGAATCTCAAGGGAATAATCAGTGAGGGTTCTCATTGTAAATATGGACTCCGTAGGTGAAGGACTTGCGTTTGCACTAAGATGCTCTAAAGCAGGGCATGAGGTACGCTTATTCCTTGATAAATCCTGTAACCAGAAGATAGGTGATGGGTTCAAAGGAATCACGAAGGTAGATAATTGGGTTGCCTCGGTTAAATGGGCTGACCTGATATTCCCTACCGGAAACCATCAATTCCTTCCGAAGATGGATGCTTTAAGACGGATGGGGGTAAAGATTTTCGGGCCTTCCGTAGAGTCTGCTTCGCTTGAGATTGACCGCGAAAAGGGTATGAAGTTCCTTGAGAAACACGGTATTCGTGTGCCTGAATATCAGGAGTTCAAGACTCTTGAACAGGCAAGGGACCATGTTAAGAAGACGGAACAGCGTTTCGTATTCAAGACACTAGGGGACGAGGATGATAAGTCTCTTTCCTACTGTGCCAAATCACCCGCTGACATGGTTGAAAGAATCAACCGCTGGATAGACCTTAAACTCAATCCTTCCGGTCCTGTGATGTTGCAGGAGTTCATAGAAGGGACTGAATTTGCTGTTTCCCGATGGGTAGGAAAGAACGGTTTTGTGGGTCAGTACAACGAGAATTTCGAGCATAAGAAACTGCTTTCAGGAAATGCAGGGCCTAACTGTGGTGAGGCTGGAACGGTACAGAAATACTGCGATGCTTCTACGTTAGGAGATGAGATGCTTAAACCCCTAGAGGAATCCCTTGTTAAGATGGGTCACCTTGGGGATATAGACGTAAACTGCATCATTGACGAATCCGGACAGGCTTTCCCCTTGGAGTTTACCTGTAGACCCGGTTGGCCTGCCTTTAACATCATGCTAGTTGAGAATGACGGAGACCCCGTGCAATGGATGTTGGATGCGTGTAAGGGTAAAGATACCACTCAGTTCAATACTGACGTGGCTTGCGGGGTTGTCATTGCACAACCCGATTACCCCTACTCTAAACTCACAAAGAAAGAGACTGACGGTATACCTGTGTATGGTGTTACTAAGAAGAACGCTGATTACATCCAAGCACAGTCTATCCGCATGGATAAGAAGCACATGATGGACGGGGATTCGATAGTCGAAAGGCCGATGTGGACTACCTGCGGGGATTATCTTGCTGTCGTGACAGGTACAGGAGAAACGGTAAAACAGGCTACCGACAGGGCTTATAAGACCATAAAACAGATTCAAGTCCCCGACATGATTTACCGGGATGATATCGGGGAGAAACTGGAAGAAGAGATAGAGACCCTGCATAACTTCGGTTACGCGGAAGAATTCAACTACGAGTGATGTATGTCAACACTACTACTTAGTCCCGCTGGAATCATGGTGCAACAGCTTACCAATGCAGGACAGCCTTTGTCCGGTGGTAAGGTAAATATCTATTCCGCCGGGACCACCACCCCTATAAACACCTATACAGATTCTACAGGGGTCACTCTCAACGCCAACCCCGTCATCCTTAATTCAGCCGGTCGGTTGCCTAACGGTATATGGATAGGACAGAACACTCCGCACAAGATGATTCTGACCGATGCCAATAACGTCACGCTGATGACGTTGGATAACCTGTACGGTATAAACGACCCTACTCTTACTACCTCTCAGTTCAACACGCTTCCTACCGCAGCAGGGACGGCAAACGCCCAAACCGTGACCAATACGGTTGCGTTGACTGCACTCACTAACGGACTTGACCAGTGGTTTCTACCTGTCGCTGCAAATACCGGAGCTACCACAGTAAACGTGGATTCTCTGGGTGCTAAAAACATCTTTTATAACTCAAAAGCACTTGTAGGAGCAGAACTACAGATAGGTGTTCCTGCGCATCTTAAATATGACGGTACTCAGTGGAATCTTCAGCATTCCGCTAAAGCACCTGCTCTTGATTACTATGCCGACTCTGGTTCGGTAAATGCCTTGACTATAACGGCAGCGATGGCTCAGACCGCTTATGCAGACGGTATGAGATTCAAGGTCAAGGTAAAAAACACCACTACTTCATCTTCTACGCTAAACGTAAATTCCATAGGAGCCATAAATACCTACTACTCAGATGGAACTACTAGTATTGCTGCGGGCGCTTTGATAGCAAACAATACTTATACGTTTACCTACGATAGCTCTCTAAATGCATCTGCGGGTGGGTTCATTGTTTCTGAGCCATCCCGAGTTACAGGCTCCTTCACTATCACCCTAACCGGGATGACGGCAGGAACTACTGGGACAGTAAATTATGCTATTGAGCCTAGCGGGAAACTTGTAAACATATGGGTTGCCTCTGCAATCACCGGAACTAGTAATGCAACAACTATGACTGGGACCGGGATACCAGCAGCTTTGTCAGCTACGACAAATCATCGCACTATGTATTTCCCCGTTGAAGACAATACGCTTATATTGGCAGTATTCGCAAATGGCATAAACTCAACTACATGGACATTTGCAACAACTATTGGTGGAGCGGGTTTTACTTCTAGTGGAACAAAAGGTCTACCGATAACTTCATTTAGTTATTCTCTGGATTAGAAATGTACCCATCATCCTTAGAAACCCCAAGTTCAAGAGCGATGGCTTGCCATTTCTTGCCGTGGTCATCTGGCAGGCATTCAGGAACACTCATGACGCAAATCACATGGGCTATCTCATGAGGAAGGGTATTCTCCATAGCATAAGACTGCTCATGGAACGCTCTATGAGGGGAAATGATAATGATACATTCCACATGAGAGCATTTAGTTTCTCCTTGCATGATAGGGGAATCAGTAAGACCGATAGATACTTTAGGAACGTTTACGTGCGTTCCATGCTTGGAATTGTATTGAGTAATGAGTTTTCCGCACGGGCCTGATATGGGTCCACGGGTTGAGGAATGTTGGCACAACCAGAAAGAGCGAGAAGGAAGATAAGGTATTTCATAAGTCCCCCGAATTACCTACCTATAAGGTACTCTTACCCCTTAAAATGTCTATGTGTGAATCCATACAGTAGGTAACCCTATGATTACAGAGAAATTAGCGGAAATAATGGGCTGGAAAGTAGGCTATCTCCTACACGAGGGCTTCCAGGTGAAATGCGCCGGAACGCCTGATTCTGACGGTAACGCTCAGGACCGGCATATTATTTGTACTCTAGATGACCATCTTCCGGGGACCGAAGCTCACGCTATTGGTAACTCAGAATTTACGGATGATTTGTGGGTTATCGAGCCCACGCAGACTTCTATTGATTGGACTAACCCGACCTGCCATTGCGGCAAAGGACTCGCGCCATGAAAATCAAAGTAACTGGTACTCGACTGACTGTGCATGACAACCCTAACTTCTCCGGTTCCGGCGGTACTCCCCCGAAGAAGCCTCATGCTCCCGTGAAGAAGCCCGGCAAGAAGCCCAAGAAGTAATGCTTTTCTACGCTTACATAGGATTGATGGTTACAGCTATCCTGCTGTCTCTATTCAATCTACGCAAAGGCGACATACGCTTAACAGGTTTAGCGGTGAGTTATGCCTGTATCGTGATTGGGTTTCATGTTGTTTTTATGTCTTGGCTTAAAACCCAGCAGCATGCGAGTTTCCCTCTTTTCGTCGCCGGGGCTCAGGGAATAATCGCTTTCGCTGCGTATCAGGTGGGATGCAAAGCCTCCAAAGTCATCAAGCCTCTCGCCTGGACCGCAGTACTGTTTAACTCTCTTGTATATCTTGAAAGTCTCTACCCTGGAACATTCTATTATTACACCATGAATCTTCTTCAGGGGACCGAGATTGCTTCTCTCATTTTCGCTAGTTCTATCTGGCATGGAATCGCAACCCTAACAATACAAACATGGAAGGCACTCACTAACAAAGGAATGCACTATGAGCGGGCCGGATGAACCGATAACGTATCGGGAACAAGCAATCATAGAAGCGACTGCCAAAGCGGTCATGGACAAACTTACCGAGACCTACAAACCGGACGAATACGGCAAGAAGGCGTTTAATGAGACCCTTGAAGATTTCTTCGGTAACATGACTGCCGATGTTCATATCCGGCACCATGATTGGGTGGCTAATGCGAGTGTAGGTAGAACTACGCAAGACATTTCATGGCGGGATTTTTTCTATTCACTCGCTAAAGGCGCTGCTGCGGTAGTTTTGGGTTTCATAGCATTAGCAGTCTTATGGGCGGTGTTACAGTACATCAAGGCCGGAGCCCCTTCCGTGAATGGGCTCACACATTGAGGATTTAAGATGCACCTGATTATGATTCGTGACTTGAGTACGCCGAAAGAAACTTTATACAAGCTTCAAGTAGGCGAAGCAATTTACGATGCCATCGGACAGCCTGATAACCACGACGAGCCGAATAAATCATGTATTCCACTGGGGACCTACGAATTAGTACCGCACGATACAGCGGCGCATCCTAACACCTGGGCGTTCGTAAATCCTGATCTCGGAGTTACACACGAACCCAGCGACCTGATTTCAGTGGGTTGCCAGTATTCGCACAGATTCGCTTGTCTGATTCACCCGGCAAACTTCGCTAACCAGTTACAGGGCTGCTTCGCTCCAGGCATGTCCCGTTTACAGGGGCCGTGGGGATGGATGGTGAAAGATTCTCGGGCAGCCTTCACGGCTATTCAGGAGATTCTAGAAATCGGTTCCACGGGTCACACTCTGGAAATCAAGGAATCAGTTTAATGCCGTCCACCTACACAACGGGTTCCAACGCGGACAACACACTCCACGGGACGGCTCCATAAATGAGAAAGCCCCCAAGTCTCAGAAGTGAGGGCTTCCCCACGCCTCATTGCGAGGCCACACAGAGGGAGACTGTGTGTTTCCGCTGGGGTAAGCGGGCCTTTCGGCAACTTAACTATAGCTAATCTGTCGGAGAGTGCAAGTGTATAAGCTACTGACAGACTGTTTCCAGGATGGGCAAAATGCGTGGGACATATCGCGTATAATGTGGGCTGTGACCATAATCGGGTTTTTGGCTAATGCAGGTGTTGCTGTGTTTTCCAGTCACCAATTCAGCGCGCAGGATTTCGGACTCGGGGGAGCGGCGTTGCTCGGTGGTGGTGGGTTAGGTACGATGTTCCACGGGAAAGCACCTTGAACCTTTACGCTTATGGAATCCTCGGACTTGCTCTCATGGCCGCTGTGTCATGGGGGGCGATTGAACGAGGGAACGCGATACAGGCTAAGTCTGACCTTGCCTCTCTGAAAACCTCTTATATGCTTTCAGCGGAACAAGCTCAGGCGGACGCAGCAGAAAAAGAAGCCGCTGACAAAGCCGCGATACAAACACAAACAGCGCAAGCGATACAGCAAGCACAATCACAGGCTTTACAGGCACGAAATCAGCTAACGGAATATCAGGCTAAACTCGCAAAGGCCGCATCGGTTAAGGACGATGGTCACAGGTGTGCGGGGATAGTGGTACCGGGAGATTTGATACCGTGAGAGCTTGTCTGATTCATGGACCGACTTTCGCCGTTTACCCGAGCCAAGCGCTAACCCGGAGATTTTCACCATGAATCGCCTGCGCCTATGCAGACTCCGGGCTCTTTTCATCCCGTGTATGGCTATTTTATCACTCTCCGCCTGCGCCTCTCAACCCATCACGGTCCCCGAGATTATTCACGATAAAACGTATATTCCAGTCCCCGCCACCCTTACCCAGCCTGTATCTATCATCCTACCAGCAAATGTCACTTGGGGGCAGGCTTTGGGCCTCTATAACGAGGCTCTACAGACCTGTGGGGCGAGATTGGCCGCGATTAGTACCCTACAGCCACCACCGCCAAACCCGCATAAAAACCCCTAGGCGCGGCCTAGTGGAATATCCCTATTGAATTAACGGAAAGTATGCTTTACTCTATTGACACCTGAGACGATTTCAGGCCAACCCCCGGCGAACCGCGCGGGGTCCCGCTAGCTAGCAAAAGCGGAAATCGTAGCCCGGTTAATAGCCGGGCTTCTTATTTGCGAAATAAAGTGCTGACTGATACCCAGCATACCAAGCTGTCTTTAGAGCGTTTTGGGTATTCATATCCAGCCGTTCCCAGCTTTTACCGAAACGGGATTCTACATAGCGACCCCAAGCGAGTTGTTTAGGACTTTTTAGCAGTCTTGGCATACATGCCCCGTTTCTCTGACCTTGCATTCAATCCGGAGACTATTTCTGCTATCAGTTCGGAAGTCATAGCCACTAATCTCTTTCTGCGTGCCGTATCATCGGATGCCAGTTGCTCTTTATTAACTTCATCTTGGGATGATTCTTCCGATACTCCGCATCGTCCTTCCGTTTGCATTCCAGACATTGGGTTTTATCCTTTCTGGTATTTCTGAATAGCTCTACAGGCTTTTCTTCGTAACAGGTCCTGCAAACTCTCGTTTTAGGAGGGTCTTTAGGGAGGAACCAATGGGGAACGTCTATCACTTCCCCTCCTGGTGGCGCTTGAGGATAGCTTCTACGGAAGCAGCGCAATCTAGATAAGCTTTTTTATACCTGCCGTTGTTATACCCTTCCGCACGTTTTCTGAATTCCTCAGCCAATCCAGTGAACCATGCTATTAAACCAGTTCCGTTATCCGCCCCCTGTTGCCAGCCCTGGGGGTACTTGCGCTTAGCTTTCATGACTCAGGATTCGGGCAGCGGGCTATTTCATTCATGGGAGGCTCCGGCAGCGGTGGATGCGTCAATGGGTTCTAGAACATAATAAACATAAGGCTCACCATACTTCGTCGTGTCGCCCTTGTTAGGACAGAACACCAGTTCTCCGCGATGCCCGACAACGCTGTGACCACCAAACACACTTTTCACGCAAGCGATATAATGGAGACCTGATTCAAATAGTTTGGGTATCCATTCTCTGGAAAATTCCTCGGTAGGGTCTAGCCAAGTTATCTCGTAGCCGTGACTTCTGAACCAGTGTCTAACCTCGTCCCATTCCTCTTGAGTCCAAGGACGCGCTTCTGTCTGACCCTCCATGAAATGAGAAACTTCGTTGAGCGGCACTTCCATGATGGCGGCAGCGCACGCTTGGAAACAGTTTCCACCCGCGCCAAACAATGTCTGATAAACGTATTTCACCGCTTCCCCTCGCTGGGCGGATGGGGAAGAGGCATCCAGTGGGTAGCGGAATCGGTTGCCACCGAGTAGAAATAATCCTCGCAGTCATGGATAACCCACCCAGGCTTAATTCCCTCGTTATTTCCGAATTGCGCGTTGTCATCCCACGATGCCTTATTAATCCATCGCCCGGATGCAATTAAGATTTGCGTCCCATCTTTCGGCGCGGTCTCAATCGGTTGCCACCCTTCCGGCACCCCCGCTTCGAGTAGCCGGGAGAGGGCGGGCATG